GATCTGGCTGATCGACGAATGTCACAAGCTCACCAACGACGCCCAGAACGGGCTCCTGAAGATCCTCGAGGACACTCCTCCCAAGGTGTACTTCATGTTGGCGACGACGGACCCGCAGAAGCTCATCAAAGGGATCGTTACCCGGTCCACCCAGATCTCCGTCGTCGGTCTCACCCTATCGGCCTTGCGGACCCTGGTGTTGAACATAGCCGACAAGGAGAAGTACACCCTGACCGACGATGTAACGGATGCCATCATAGAGGCCGCCGACGGATCCGCCCGCAAAGCCCTAGTCATCCTGGAGCAGGCGGGAGGATTGAAGACGGAGGACGAACAGTTGGCCGCCGTCAAAGGGGCCTCGATAGACAAAGTGGTGGTGAAGAAGCTGGCCCAGGTTCTCCTGTTCGGCGGGAAGAATTGGGGTGAGGCGGCTTCCTGTTTGAAGACCCTCGAGGGAGAGGACCCGGAGCAAATCCGATACATGGTGTTGGGTTATGCCCGGAAAGTTTTGTTAAGCGGAGGACCGAAAGCGGCCCGGGCCTTCGTCGTGATAGACTTCATGGCCGATAACTTCTGGGATAGTAAACATGCGGGCCTTGCAGCGGCCTGCTGGGAGATAGTAAACACATGAACACAACCAATCCGGTAGCTACAGTTGAACAACGACACAGGCAGATGGTCAAGGTCCTCGTGAAGAACCCGGCCGAGATCCTCCAAGCCTTAGATCCGGTGAAGGTGGATTTACTCCACGCCATGCTGGGAGTCGCCAACGAGGCCGGCGAGATCCTGGAGGCCGTAAAGGCCCACGTCATCTACAACAAACCCTTGAACGTCGCCAACATCCGGGAGGAACTAGGAGACATGGAGTTCTACTTGGAACAACTCCGCACCAACCCGTTGGTGAACATCACCCGGTTTGAAGCCTTGAAGGCTAACATGGACAAGCTGGCCGAACGATACAAGGGCTTCAAATACAGCGACAAGGCGGCGATCGATCGGGCCGATAAGAAGGAAGCACCCGCCGCCGCGGCCGAATAGATAATAGGGTATGACAACGAGTCAACCACGTGGCAGACGGGATGAAGCTATCATTACTGTCCAGATCGACCAGCTCCGATTGGACAAGGAGTGCTTCCGCCTGCCCAGCGACTACCTCAAGGCCGCCCACCAGGCTGCCGACTCACGCCGGGACGTGGAGGACCGGAAGAACGAGTTGGAGGTGGTGGAGGCGGACCTCTGTAAACACATTCGCACGACTCCGGGGAAGTATGGATTGGAGAAGGTGACGGAGTCGGCGATCAAAGAGATTCTGGTGCTCCAGCCGGAATACAGGGAAGCCCAGGCCTTATTGACCAAGGCTAAGCACCGGCAGGACTTGGATCAGGCTCTCGTAAGCGCCCTGGAGCACAAGAAGCGGGCCCTCTCCATGTTGGTGGATCTACATGGCATGAGTTACTTCAACGAGGTAGCCCCTAAGACGGAGGCGGGTCGCCGGTCCGTTGACGAGCACACCAAGGCCGAGGTGAGGACCCGTGGCCAACGCCGGGAGAAAGATGATGACGAGTGACCATTGGAGTCTGCATTTTGCTTGGGATTGTCTTGCTGCCGCCGCTCGCCTACTTGGTGATGAAGTTCGGCACAGCCGGTTATCTACGGGCGAAAGATCGGTATGAAAAACAACTAACAGAAGAAAGGAAAAAGGACTATGAGTTCGAAGACAAAAGAACGTGAGGAACGCCGGTTGAAGTACACTTCCGGCCGGGAGAGGGCGAAGAAGAAGGAACAGATGGGTAGCTTCTCCGCGACATTCCTCAAGCTACCCCAGGGCGTGACTATGTTCAGGCCGAAGGCGGGAATCTATCTGCTCGACGTGCTCCCGTTCCGGGCGGGCAAGGGCAATCCGTTCGCCCAACCGGGAGCCCTACATTACGAGAGGACATTCCATCTCCACGGTCGGGTGGGAGCGGACCAGAACGCTTACCTGTGTCCGCGGATGACGGCGAAGAAGCCCTGCCCGATCTGTGAACACCGGCAGCACCTCACCCACAAGGACGCCGCCGAGAACGAGGACTTGATCAAGGATCTGGCCCCGAGGGAGCGCCAGATGTTTAATATCCGCAACCTCAAGGATCCTGACAAGGGCATCCAACTGTTCGAGATCTCCTACCACCTCTTCGGCCGGTTGCTGGATGCCCGCATCCGCGACTCCGACGAGGAGGACGAGTGGGATCTGTTCTATCGGCTGGAAGGCGGACTGACCCTCAAGGTCGGGTTCGTGGACAAGTCCTTTGGTGGTCGGAACTTCGTGGAGGCGGAGACCATCGACTTCAAGCCGCGGAAGGAAGACTACGACGAGGAAGTTTTGGAGCAGGTGTATGGCCTGGATGACCTCCTCCGGTTGAGGGACTACGACGAGCTCAAGGAAATCTTCCTGGAGTCCAAGGACGAGGGCGACGACGAGGAGGAAGACAAGCCGAAGTCCCGGATCAAAACCAAGGTCCGTGATAATGGTGAGGACGCCGACGAAGAAGAGGAGGAGGAACCCAAAGCCAAGAAGAAGAGGGTTGTGGAGGAGGACGACTCCGAGGATGAGCCGGAGGTAGAGGACTCCGACGAGGAGGACGAGCCCAAGCCCAAGAAGAAGAAAAAGGCCGCCGACGATGAGGAGGACGAGGACGAGGAGGAGGCCGACGACTCCGACGACTCCGACGACTCCGACGAAGACGAGGAACCCAAGCCCAAGGCCAAGAAGAAAGCCAAGGACGAGGAGGAAGACTGGGATGACTTCGACGAGGAGGAGACACCCAAGGCCAAGAAGAAGAAGACGGATCCTGAAGACTCCGACGAGGAGGAGGCCGACGACTCCGACGAAGAGGAGGAACCTAAGGCCAAGAAGAAGAACCGGTTCGCCCCGGATGATGACGAGGACGAGGACGGAGATCGCCCTCGTGTCAAGGCCGGGAAGAAAAAGGACGATGACGACGAGGAAGAGGAATGATCGACTCTCGTAAATTGTTATTGGCCCGGCGCAAGCGGCTCACCCCGTCCACGGAGACTGGGGTGAGCAGTGGTAGCACGTTGCTGAACCTTGCCTGCGCCGACCATCCTTCAATAGCCTTCCTCAAGGGAGGCTATTACTACCTGGTCGGAGACTCCGCATCGGGCAAGACCTGGCTGTCGTTGTCTTGCTTCGCGGAGGCTTGCCAGAACCCCGCCTTCAACGACTATCGTTTGATCTACGACGACGTTGAGGGCGGGGCACTAATGGACATTGAACATTACTTTGGAAAGCGGGTGGCGAAGAGGCTGGAGCCACCCTTCGTGGATAACCACGGGAAGTGGGGTAACAGCTCGACCATCGAGGACTTCTATTACAACGTCTCCACCCTCTGTGGGAAGGGCCGGCCGTTCATTTATGTCTTGGACTCCCAGGATGCCCTGACCTCGGTGGCCGCCGGGAAGAAGTTTAAGAAGCAGAAGGAGGCTTCCAGGACCGGGGAGCAGGCCGCCGGGTCCTTCGGGGATGGCAAGGCGAAGTATCATAGCGAACACATCCGCGAGGTCCTGGCTGAAATCCGGGACACCGGGAGCATCCTAATCATTGTAGGCCAAACCCGGGATTCATTGGGCTACGGTTTCAACCCTAAGACCCGGAGCGGAGGACGGGCACTACGGTTCTATGCACACTTGGAAATGTGGTCGTCCGTGGGAAAGAAGCTGGAGCGGAACAAGAATGGCCGCAAGCGGGTGGTCGGTGCCAGGTGTATTGTCGAGGTGAAGAAGAACCGTCTCACCGGGAAGGTCGGCCGGGATCGCTCCATTGAAATGCCAATTTACTATGGGCTCGGTATAGACGATGTCGGGTCCTGTGTGGACTTCCTCGTCAAGGAGAAGCGTTGGTCAAAGGTCGAGGGGGCCGTTGTCGCGCGCGATTTCAAGATTAGGGGACCTCGACACCGGGTTATAGCCTACATTGAAGACAAGGGCTTGGAGCCGAGGTTGAGGGAGATCACCGGGGAAGTTTGGAAACAGATAGAAGAAGACTGCTTAGTGAAAAGGAAACCACGTTATGCCTAAGTCAACCAAGAAAACAAAGATCGTCCACATCACTTCCGTGATGGACTCGGTAGGGAAGTATCTGGTTCTTGCCCTCGATAGCGACGGCCACCTCTGGCAGCTCAGCGGGTTGTATGAGGGATCGCCGCATTGGAAACACTTTCCCGTTCCCACCTTCCCTTCGGACCCACCACCGTTATGATTTGCTCACCCTTTCCAGAGGCGAACACTTCGTTCGGTTGCCCGCCAGGGATGGATCCTTCCCAGGTCGCCGCGGCTCCCGCCTATGTCGGGCCCATCCGAGGCGGGAACCTGGATGGGATGCCTTGCGTCGTAGTGGCTTGGAAGCCTACCGAGGAGGAGCTGGCGGAGCTCAACGCCGGAGGGTTGGTTTATTTGAGCGTGCTCGGAGGATTGCCGCCCCATTTCATTTGCACCCGGTTCTCGACCGCATCGTATCAGGATCCACATGGCTAACAAACTACACACCGTATCAAAGCTCCTCCCGGAAGAGAGCGTTCGCAATCCCAAGGCCGGCGAGATTTGGAAGAGGTCCGAGGTTGATAAGATGCTCACCCACTATTATGACGAAGAGATGAGCATAGTCAGGATTGCGGTCAAGCACGGGCGGGACCCTTATGCGATCGAGAAGAAGCTGGATGAGTATGTGTACAACGAGCGCAACCGGCTCGTCAATTACCGTCCACTCAACCGGCTCAGTCGGATTGGAAAGCCATTGAACAAGCGGGAGAAGAAACTCATACGGACTTGTATCAAGCAAGGGATCAACTTGGAGCACGCCGCCCGGATGTTAATGAGGAAGGTGTCGGAGGTTAGCACCGAGGATATTAAGCATGTCCTCGAGGGCAAACACGTCGCCGCGACCTTGGACTTGGTGATGGCCTATCGTCACATCTATCACAACTACAAGTTCAAGATCATTTCCAATGACACCTACGATGACTTGAAAGGGGAAGAGGAGGAGTTTGGAGGAGGAGCGAGGGCCCTGGCTAGTAAGGAATGTCCACCCTATATCAAAACCCTGGCCCTCTATTTGGTGGAGAAGTATGAGTGGGAGCATGGGAGCAAGCCACCGGGAAGGAAGAAATGAAAGATCACAAACAATTGGTCGAGGACGTTAAGGAAGCCATCAACATACGCTTCAGTGAGCTTAGTGCATTGGAGGCATTCCTTTGACCAGCTAATCTTCCTCCCGTGTTGGAGGAAATGGAACGACTGAGAAAACTGTATGAGGAACTGGATTATCATTGACTGCCCCAACCTCTGCTTCCGATTGTGGGGCGGACTCCGACTCCGCGGACCGGGTTGGTATCAGTCGGAGGGTTTGCTGGCCTGCTTCATGCGGACGGTGGACACCCTTGCTGACTCGTTCGACACCCGCCTGATCGCCTTCTGTTTTGATCACCCGGTCCTCTTCCGCCGACAAATCTTTCCGGGCTATAAAGCCCATCCGGGACGGACCCACGGGGATGATCCAGAAATGGTCAAGGAGAAGAACCGGGTGCGGGAGATGATCGACGGTTTGTGGAAGCAAATGTGTCGGGTGGATGTGGACAATGTGTTCCGGTCGCCGGGTATGGAGAGCGACGACTTGATGGCTAAGATTGCCCGGACCTATTCCAGCCAGCGGGACACGTTCCTGATCCTAGTCTCCTCCGACCAGGATCTCTATCAATGCCTCTCTGAGAGGGTGATTCTCCAAGGGCTCCAAGGGAAGTCGGTGACGGCGGCCTCCTTCCGCAACAAGTATCACATCCTCCCGGAAGCCTGGGCGAGGGTCAAGGCGATGGCCGGGTGTAAGACGGATGGCATCAAGGGCATCAAGGGCATTGGGGAAGTCTCGGCCCTGAAACACATCCGTGGAGACGTCGCGTTCAAGGGCACCAAGGCCTACCGAAACATCATTAGTGTAGATGGCCAAGAGGTGATCAAGAGGAATCGGGAATTGGTGGAGCTACCGGGCCGGGGATGTCCACAAGTCCAATTGGTCCCGGAGTGGTCGGAGAAAAAGTGGGAGGAGCTGGCGGTCCGCCTACGGATCAGAAAGGAAAGACGATGATAACCAAAACTCAATCCAACATTGCGAACATGCTTCGCAAGGCCGGTCGGAAGGTGACCGTCATTGACGCCACCAATGATACAACACGGGAACTGCTTGGGCAGTTCATTGATCGGTCGGTAGTGAGAAAAGGGATCAC